GTAGAACTTCCATGAGGATGAACGATCCGTTCCGAGTCGGCTTACTTGCGTCCCCAATACGGGGGATGAACGTTGTGTTAATACTAACACATTTCAACTATTTAGTCAAGTTAATATGTAAATTTGTTACATCGACCCTACAGAGCAAAAAATACCTGGAGATTTTTTTGCCCGATATTTGGAATTAAAAGTCGAATTTCGTTTCACTCGTAATTATACACATTACAATACCTATCCACATCAGGTTTACGTATCAAATTAAAAGCAATAGAAATTCTTTCATCATCACTCTTACTAGATCCTACTTCGTGCTGTAACCAAGAAGGAAAATAATATATCAAATCATCTTCTGGTATTAACTCAACACTTCTATCATATTGATAATATCTAGCATCTGCCATTGAATGTATAACCTCAGATCTAGGATCATGAAATTTAATATTCCCAGAATTTTCTGGTACAGAGACATAATAGCACCCAGATAAAAGAATTATACCATCTGTATGATCATGTCTAACATTATAAGATCCACTATTATTAATATTAACCCAAGTATGAATATGCAACTTACCCAGATCTTCTAAATCAGAATTAGTAGGTACATTATTCTTTATAGCATCAGTTAATAATGGATAATTAAAACCATGTGCCTGATATCCACCATCTCTATTAGTGAAATTAACAGATTGATTTTCTTCACTAAATTCTTTGATGGCAGATACCAAAGCATCTTTATCCAACCCCAAATGAGTTTCCCATACAAAAGTTGGGAAAAGAGGGTATATTTGGGACATTTTTATTTTCTTCTTTTCTTTTTACCTGCTTGCTTAGCTCTATGACCCCACACCTTTGGACTTATAGTTCCCTTACCATACTGTATGTCTTTTAAACCTTGTTTAAACTTATCATAATACATATCAAACAAATTAGTCTTAGTTCCTCTAGTCAAATCATACTTAGTTTGACCAAGTTTACCTGATTCATATATTGCATAGCTTACAATATATGCATCTGTAGGATATTCTGCAGCATTAACATCTTTAAGAGATCCATTCTCAACTAATAATTCACAACCATAAACAGATTTGATATTATTAGCTTCTTCAGTACTCCATAAAGATACTTTCTTCTCTGGTTTTTTTAACTCTGTAGATTCTTCTGCTGCTGTTTCTTTTGCTGGACGATTTCCTAATGGTGCTGTCATGATCTACCACCCCAAGTAATGTCTGGAAATGCTTCAGATACAACTTCTTTAGTAATCTTATACTTATCTTCCAATCTACCATCCTTAACCAATATAAGGATCTCTGCCTCTAGAGGATGCATTCCTTGAAGCATATCAATAAACATAGTTTCTCTTCTTAATGAAGAAAGACTAGGATTACCACCCTTTAAAAAATTATAAAATTTTTGAAATTCTCTACGAATAGTAGTCTGACCCTGATCTTGAGATCCAAGAGAGTTACTTCCCAACTCTGCCATCTTAGAAGTTGCATCATTTATTTTACCAGACAATGTACCTGTCTGTGTCTCTTCCTCAATATTACTACCATAAGGAACTTCACCCTCTGGTAAAATAGTTACAATAGTTTCATCAAAATTCCAAATTAATAATGCCTTTAGTGAAGGATCTCCATACCTCCGAAGAACTTCTACCTTATTTGCCTTACTTCTCATCTTAGAAGCAGCTTGAAAAACTTCAAATGCAAATGGTTTTCTTGGAAGATCAGGTATCTTCTGAGACACTACTTTTGGTTTTGCTGCAGTTGTTTTTGGTGACGCTTTCTTTCTAGTCGTCGTCTTCTTCTTTGTCGTTGTCATAATTTTCAAATCTAAATGCTACAATTTCATCTGGAACTAGGTTTCCATTACCATCAAACATCTCAGGATGTACTTTAACATCTTGATAGTTCATAAAATACTCTCTGGCAACCCAACCACCAATTGCTCCCACGATTAGAAACAATACCGTTAGAAAAGATCCAAATACTAAACTTATTGCTAACATGTCTCGTCCTCCTATTTTAAGTGTGGTAATATGTAATGGTTTGGCTTTAGTTTTACCTCCCGTTAAGATGAATTCAAACCCACGATCAATATCATAATCTGGTTTATTTATAGGTTTCTCAGACGATTTTATTTTCCTTAAGGAATTGAACAGTTTCTGTACAACCTCCAATCTTTTCCCTTTCTCCTGTGTCATCACAAACTACTTGAGGAAAAGTTGAACCTTGTCCAAATTCCGCATAAAAATCATCCCGTGTAAAATCACTATCTAGATTATACACAACATGTTCTAGTTTTGTCAACCTCATTACTTCTTTTACTTTCTCACAATATGGACAACCTTCTCTACTATAAATCGTAAAATTCATTTTAGGATATTATTTTAAAAAATTATTTAGTAGTTATTATAACACTATTTAAAGAGAACAAGATGCAAAGTATCCTTCTGCTGATACTACTCTAATACGTCGAGTAACGGCATTTGTCGTAGGAATATATACAGAACTATATTCATTAGCATTATCAATCTCATTAACATAAGATTTACCATGAATTTTATCCTTAGTAATTACTGTAGTGCTTCCAATTGAAATACCAGTAGTGTCATCTACAATATGCAATCGACCAGTATTTAACTGTATGCCATGACTCAGATGAAATACACCATTAGTAGCACCATCACCTAAAGTTTTATATAAAAGTGTTTTATCAGTATCTCCTCTGATTATTATTCCACCATTCTCCGCAATACTAGTAGTCTTTGATCCCAATCTAAAAGTAGTAGTGTTACTACCAGATCCAACAACCTCATGAGATAAAGTAGCTTGTGATGAAGCAACAGATACTATAGTAGCATTCACATCAAGAGTAAGATTACCAACAGAACTTACTAGTTCAATATGCCTACCTGCTATTAAATCTACTGTATCACTTATATCAGTAATTAATCTAGAATTACCAGTTGCCATCGCAATAAAGGTTGGCGTTGGATTAGTAGATGTACTATATCCCAATACAATATCATTAGATCTTATACGGAAAGTATCAGATTCAATTGGATCTAAATTACCTTTAATAGTAACAGGTCCGTGAACTGTAGTAATACCAGTGAGTCTTAGATTTCTAGCATTATCAATGTCATTATCAACAAAATCTACGCCATTAATAGTATTATTATTTCCTTCAATAATAACATTGCCTGAAATAGTAACTCCACCACCAACTGTAGTATCTCCACCAATAGTTGATCTACCACCAATATCTACCTCACCAGTAATAATAGTATCACCAACTATATCTAATTTCGTAGTAGCAGTTCTACCTACTCCAAGATTACCATCAATTCTAGTATTACCAAGAACAACAAAATCATCACTAGTGGGTAATCCACTTACTGCATAATATAATTGTCCATGACATAAAAATGTAACCTTAGATCCAGGATTTGAAAACCCAATTAAGGATTGATCTGATCCTAATTTTATATCGGGTCTGGTATATGTTTGACCTGGTCCAATTTGAAATCCATAATCTAGATACTCTGTACTATCAAATGAACCTACAGTAAAACTATCAGCTAATCCAAGTTTTACAGTTGCTACATCAGGTCCTAGATTACAAATAGATACTGTTACTTTACATTCTGTACCATAAGGTGCAGTAAATAATGACTGTTTTGTTACACCTGTAGATAATGTGTGTCTAAGAACTCCAGACTTTGTGGGGTTTATTACATCATTAGTTGTCTGCCCATAAAATAAAAAATTAACATCTGGCTCTGTCGATCTTACAACTATTTGTTGACCTGCACCAACATAAATATTCTCAGTCTCTATTACCTCACCATACTTAATATACCTATTATATTCAAAGTATCTTACATTAGAACCATCCTTATATCCAATCTGAATTCTTGATGGATTATAATTCTTACTACCAATAGTTATTTTACCTATGGTCAATTTATCAGTTGGTCCCGTGTAAAAGTCGACAACTGGACCTGCTGATGGTATAATAGAACTTAACCTACCAAATGCCATTTATCGCAACCGAATACAATTTTAAATATTTATAATGATTATATTAACAGGAGCAAAAGGATTCATAGGTCAAAACTTTCTCAAGTATTTGATAGAACATTCTAATGAAGAAATAGTTACAGTAGATGAAAAAGATTGTTGGGATTGGATAGCATACTTTAAGGACTGGGATAAAGTATCCCTTATAATACACCAAGGAGCGATCTCAGACACGACAGAAAGAGATATAGATAAACTCCATAGAATGAACGTTTGGTTTAGTATAGAACTGTTTGAGAGGGCAATAGAGCATCAAATAGACGTTAAGTTTGCATCTTCTGCATCAGTTTATGGTAATACTAGAAAGAGTTTAATGGTAAATACTCCCAATAAAATATCTCCATTAAACTACTACGCAATTACTAAGTTGCAAATGGATTATTATATCCAAGACAACCTAGATAAGTTCTCATCTATCCAGAGTTTCAGATACTTTAATGTATATGGAGAAGGAGAAGATAAAAAAGGAGATCAAGCAAGTCCAGTACATAAGTTTACACAACAGATAAAGGAGACAGGTAAACTAAAACTGTTTGAGGGTTCAGGTAAGTATCTAAGAGATTTTATTTGGGTTGGAGATATAGTAGAAGTCGTTCTTAATAATGA